GGTTGAAAAAATATTATTTACAAACGATGAATATTCTTTAGATAAAAAAACAGGTAACTCATATATATTTAATGTTAATTTAGAACACGAAATAACACCAATATTGAATGGAGAAAGGTATTCTTTAATTTGGTTTTTACAATATAATAACATTGAAAATGTAACAACGAAATTAATATGAAACCATTAGAATATTGGAATTCAGAAGGATTTGAAATATCATCTTACAAATATTCACTAAAAGATAGGATAAATAAATCTTATAAAACATCAGGTAGTGATAACACTGAGTTGTGTACATATACATACAATGAATTAGGATTTAGAGGAGATAGTATAAAAAAAGAGGGATTTAAAGTAATGTCGTTGGGTTGTTCGTTTACCGAAGGTGTTGCGGTTAATAATCACGAAACGTGGCCGTATCAATTTTGTAAATTAATACCGAATGGTGTCAATTTTAATTTCGGAACTGGGGGTAGAAGTGGAGATTTTGTGGTAAGATGTTTAATGAGTTATTACGATTTGATTAAACCAGATTTAGTTTTAATAATGTACCCACACTCATTTAGGAGAGAATTTTATACTAAGGATAATTATGTAGAACCTTTTATGCCGACATCATCTTGGGGATTTATGGAAGAAACTGAAGAAGGTATAAAAATACAAAAAAATTTAGTAGAATTACAAAATGAAAATGAAGATTTTATAAATTGGTATAAAAATCATTTATTAATTAAGTATTTTTTAAAAGATAAAAAATGCAATTGGTTATGGAATGGATTCAGAAATATCCCAATAGACTATAATGAACCAAATAGATTTGACGGTAATTATGGAATTTTTATTGATTTGGGAGTTGATGGTGCCCATCCAGGACCAAAACATAATAAAAAATATTCAAATGATTTATATGAATATATAAATAAAAATTTTAGAAATTATTTACCAGAGGATTTGATTGCATTAAAACAGAATTTAATATGAGAATATTAATTATAGCATTAGCGAGAAGTGGTGGGTATCAATTGAATGAATGGTTAGCATTGGAGTTAGGATATAAAATGATACACGAACCAATACGAACAAATGAATCTATTGAAGGTGATAATATCGTAGTGAAATATTTGATAAATGAAATAGAAGATATAAAAGATATTGATTTAAATAATTGGGACAAGATAATTGGATTGACTAGAACGGACATAAGAGAATGTGCAATATCTCAAACTAGAGCATCACAACGAAAGGAATGGAGGAATGGGTATGAAGTAAGTGACGAATGGATAATAGAAAACGAAATATATATAAAACAATTCGAAGAGGTGATTTATAGTCGTAATAAACTAATTAATGGAATAAAAGAAATTCATTTACAGGTTACATATGAGAGTATATATAATACAAAAGAGGACATACAAAGAATAAAGGATTACATAGGTATAAGGAATACAAGGTATGAACATCTATTGGATAAAACAAATAGATTGAGGAATAGAAACAAAGCAAAAAGAAAATTAATATAAAACATTGATAATCAACAAGTTATGAAAAATACCATAAAATAGTTGGTAAATTAAGAAAAAAGTCGTATCTTTAAGTATAAACATTAAACTCTAAGATATGAAGATTTTATCTATTATTGGTATTTTATTATTGTGTGCATGTAACAAAGAAATTACCACACCTCCACCACCACAACATACAATTAAATTTACAATTGATTCGGCATTGACATCAAATGGTACACAACGTTTACCTATTGATAAAAATGGGTTTTACCATTTAACAATGGATAATTCTAAAAATCAAACACTAAGTAGAATCACCGGTACTTTGTTAGTAGATAATAAACCTATTAAAATACCATCACCGGTTGATGTAAATATTGAATGGAGTGGTTCACATTTTTGGATATTAAAAAGGGGAGATGTTATTGGGAGTATTATAAAAACTTATTTTAATCCTTTCACCGGTCAATTACAAAATATTCAGTTACCTAATTTAATATCACAATCGGATGTAATAATTCCAATTGTTAACTCAACATCTTATTCCGATTTTGAAACAGGTAAAGTTAATACAATGATTGCTCCAATATATCCAATGAGGGGAGATACACTTACTATTTTAGCTAAAGCAAGATATACAATGGAAATACCGGTAGATAATTTATTTTCAAAGATTAAGATAGATTCAATCCAAAAATCTATTAGAATTATTTGTGATTAACAAAAAAAGTTGTATATTTGAATATGATTACAATTCCACAAACACCAATTACTGATTACTCATTTAAAAAATGGGGAGCAATTAAAATAGAAGAAAGTGATGGTGAGTCCGAATATTATTATTGGATATTACCAATGCCCAAAGATGATGATGTAGCAGATAGGCCTACACTTATATCAATAGCAAGTGATGAGTGGAAACAAATGGATATTAATGAAGGTGAATATTTAGTAACCCTATTTGATAACTTACCAATGTTAGAAACCGAAGAAGAAGTAGAATTATTATATAAAATCTTAACTAAAGAAAACTTAACAAAATGATTTATAACGAAGACTGTTTAGATACACTCAATCGTAATATAGAATATGATTATATTATTACATCTCCACCTGATTTTGATGAGATTGGGGCAGATACTAAAAACATCCAACCATATATTGATTTTCTAAAAGAAAGATTTAGTTTATTTAATCCTAAAAATGATGTAGTAACTATATTTGTTTCCGATAGAAAAGCCGATGGAACTGTTATTCCGAAACATACTATTATGTGTAATCTAATGAATGAATTAGGATGGCGATTAATATCACAGAAAATATGGGTTAAAACATATAAAATTGATTTATATAGACCGGGTTACACTTTTATTTTAACATTTAAAAAAGATGTTTCAAAAGTAGTAAATTTACCGGATGTTTGGTATGAAGAATTTAAACCAGCAACACCGGAATATACCTATAATTTTTCGGCTAATATTGTTAAAGAATTTATCAATGGATATACAAAGAAAAATGAAATAGTATTTGACCCATTTATAGGAAGTGGTACTACGGCAGTTGTATGTATTGAAAATAATAGAAAGTACATAGGTAGTGAAATACATGAAGTTACGTGTAAGATTGCAGACAATAGAATAAGTAAAATAAATAACGCAGATAAATTTTTTAAACTATAAATTATGACACAAAGAAAAAAGACAGCAGAAGAAATTAAAGCAAATTACGATAAGTTTATTGCTATTATTAAGAAGTATTTTACCGGTGAAAGATTGCAGAAATTACTACATATGTATTCCGAAGATGAATTGGGTATGAATTTAGCAATGTCTCCGGCGAGTGGTAGATTATTATATCACAATTGTTATGATGGGGGTTATATTGACCATATATTCAATGTATGTAAGAACGCATTAAAAATGAAAGAATTGTTTGCTACACAAGGTGGTACAATTGATTTTACAGATGAAGAATTAATGTTTGCAGCATTACATCATGATTTAGGTAAATTAGGTATTAAAGGACAAGTACATTATGTACCGAATACAAATAAATGGGAAATAGAAAATAGAATGGATTACTACAAAAGAAATGATGAAATACCATTCATGTCTATTACCGATAGAACATTTTTTACATTAAATCACTATGGTATTCAATATAGTGAAAATGAATATTTTGGTATTAAACTTACCGATGGATTATATGATGAAGATAATGAAAAGTATTTAAAGACATTTAATGTTAAAAATACATTACGTTCAACAATTCAATATATTTTACATTGGGGAGATTTTATGAGTACAATTATAGAAAGACAAGAAGAATTGAAATTACAAGATAAGTCACAAAAAAATGACAAATTTTCATTAAACGTTGGACAATTCTAACAAATTGTCAGTTTAACCATAATGGTATAGCATTTGTACTATATAGAATATTATTAACAAAACAAAACATTAAATTATGTACATTGTAGATTACAACAAATTATTAGAACCTTTCTTTGAAGTTTCTAAACCAACAAAAACAAGTTATAAAGAAACAACAAAACGATTAGCAATTGACATTACGGATGATACACTCCAAATTGGATTAGTAGTAACAGGTCATTCTGCAAAAACATTAACATTAGATTACGACTCTGATAAGATTAGGGTTAAATCTAAACCAAACGAAAACACTCCTTCTAAAATTGAAAATGAGTTGGTATTATCAATAGATGAAACACTAAGCATTGGTAAAGATTGGGATGGTGCTCAGGCGGAAGCCACAATTACAAACGGCGTTCTTTATATATCTATTCCAAAATTTGAGGAAAGAAAGCCAAAAAAACTATCTATTAAAGTTGGATAGTTAAGTTATATTTCGTATCTTTAAGGGTAGTCACAAAAGACTACCCTTTTTTATTATGGCAGAATACTCACAAATATTACCTCTTAGAACCGATATAAAGGTAGTAGACCAATTTGGATTCTTACCTCTATCAATTAATAGACCTACCAAAGAATCGAAGCTAAAGTGGCACGATGCCTATTTAAATGATGGTTTAGATGAACAAAGACGAAGTGACACATCGGAGTATTTACCAGGTTATACATTCTCCGAATTTCACGCCGGATTAGCTGAACAAGTTTATAAGTTTTGGAGTTTGAAAGGTAGTAAGGTAGTAGACCCATTTGCGGGTAGAGTTACGAGAGGATTTGTTGCAACTAAATTAGGTAGAGATTATATTGGGTTTGAAATTTCACCTAAAACATATGAAAGAGTACAAACACATTTTGAAGGACATGGGGTTAAACCACATATTATTAATAGTGATGGATTAGCAATGGAAGAAGTTTCAGATAAGAGTGCAGATTTAATATTTACTTGTCCACCTTACTTTAACTTAGAAAGATATGAATCAGTTCCTGGTCAATTAAGTGATGAGAATAAATACGAATCATTTATGAGTAAGATTGATGTTTGTATTTCTAATTGTTATAGAGTCCTAAAAAGTGGAGCATTTGCGTGTTGGGTTGTTGGTGATTTAAGGACCGGTGGTGGATTTCAAAACTTTCATGGTGATGTTATTAATTCGTTTAAAAAGCACGGATTTAATCAGCATGATATAGTTATACTAGAAAATATTTCACCATTCGCAGCATTGCAAATAGGTAAAACAGCAGCTAAACGTTACACATCAAAGGTACATGAATATCTTTTAGTTTTTAGAAAACCAGGAGATTATGAGATTCCTAAGTATTGCTCACCCGATGAATTAGAACAAGAAACCAAATTAGCAGAATTTTTTAGTTAGATGAATTTAAGTAATTACGATACAATATATTTTAATGGATGTTCGTTCACCGAAGGTGGTGGATTTGAAGCAGGAAAACGCCATATTCATAAAGCATATAAAGAACAATATGACTTTGAATATAAAAATGAAAAGGAAGTTTGTTATCCTACCATAGTTCAAAATTTATTACCAAATTTTAAAGTTATAAATGAAGCTAAAAGTGGTAGTGGTACGGAGCGAGTTATACGAAAGACGTGGGAATATATTTTTAAGAATAGATTAGATATAGTTAAAAAAACAATATTCATTTTAGAATTACCTGGATCAGTATCTAGATTAGATTTATTTTCAAATAAAGAATTTAAACCTTTAGTTGGTAATGTTGAATATGGAGATAGAGGAAAAATAAATGATACACAGGTAGTATTAAATTGGATATATGGACCACAATTAGATGAAGAATATAGAAACAAACTTCGTAGAATAATAAAAGAATATTCGGAAGAATTTATACATCCTGAATTTAAAGAAAAACAAGTTGCATATTCGTTATTTGGTTTAGCTAACTTTATGTTATTACATAATATAGAATTTTATATTAGTGGAGATACGAGTTATACTGAATATCATTTAAATTTACAATATGATTATCGCACATTTAATAGTGAACACATTTTAAAATTAAAAATTGGTAGTGAATACTACAATAATATAGTAAGATTTGCAACTGAAACAAAAACACAAATTTGTGATGAAATAGGATTAGATATTACAACTGATGGGCATCCTGGATTGAAAGCCCACAAACAATGGGGTGAGGCAATCGTAGGATTTTTAAATAACAAATATTTATAAAAAATAAAGTATATGAGATACAAAGTACAAATTAGACAAAACTTAGAAGCAATTGAAATTAGAGCAAACTTCTTAAAACAGGCAGCGGAAGGTAGTAAACAAATTTCTAATGCGGATGCAGTAAAAATGTTTGATGAATTATTATTTGCCTTAGGCAAAGCTAATGATTTAATTGATTTAGAAAGAGAGGGATAATGAATTGGTTAAAATGGTTAGTAGGGATATCAGCAATAATTGTAGCAAGTTGTGCAGCATTCTTTTCTGTAACCGGATTGGGTGTTCTATTTAGTGGAGCAGCCGCATCCGTAATGGTAATGGCTGGGGCATTAGAATTTGCTAAATTAGTAGCAGCAACTTATCTAAAACAAGAATGGGAAAATATTAAAGGATTTAATAAATGGTATCTTACATCGGCGGTAGGTTTATTAATGATTATTACATCAGCTGGTATATTTGGTTACCTTTCTAACGCATTTCAACAACAAAATCTTAAATTACAGCAAGTAGATAGAGAGATTGCAGTGTATTCTACTAAGATTACAACTAATGATGCACAAATTACTCAATTAAACACTCAATTAGGTCAATTATCATCAACACAAAACACAATTTTAGACAAAGGTAAGGTAAATTCTCGTCTTTTACGTTCAATTGATAGTAAAGATAAGCAAGTTGGTGTAATTAACAAAAAAATTAGTAGTTTGCAAGATGATAATGCTAAAAATAATGATGAAATCAATAAAATTAAGATTGCAAACTTAGATTTAGAGAAAGAAGTTGGTGGATTTCGATTTGTAGCTGAAGCATTTGGTATGGAATTGAAAAATGTTGTAAAATTTTTCATATTTTTGATTGTAATAGTGTTTGACCCATTAGCAGTTGCTTTAATTATCGCATTTAATGGTTTAATCGAAACTAAAAAACAAAAACAAAGTAGACTTTTGGGTGAAATGATGAAAAATGACCAGAAATTAGGGTTATACGAAGTATATGGGGATACCAAAGAAGATATAGTAGAAAATATTTCACAAAATACCGAAAATAGTGAAAAAATTCCAACATTAGAGGTAGAAAATGGGGTTAATGATGGAAATATCCTTCAAAATGAACCTGCAAACCCCATATCAGTACCATATTATGAAGACCCATCATTTGATTGGGAAAACAAAAATTTATGGATAAATAACCCATCAGCAGTAAAATATTGGATGAATAGTGGTAATTCTATCAATAATTTCAAAAAATTATATAAACAACATTTGGACGAATTAGATAATAACGAAACATTAACAAAAACCTACTAAAAAGTAGGTTTTTTCATTTATTTATCGTATCTTTATAAAAATAACACTATGAATTTAGGATATGCTTGTATTAATCTCTCTTTAGGTAAGAAAGTTACAACTAATCGTACAATGATTAAACGAACCTTTATAGATAAGGGTTTAGATTATGTATCGGATTGTGTGATACAAAATGTAGCAGACTTAGAACGTATAATTGATTGGAATTATGAAAATGGTATTAATATGTACCGAATGAGTAGTGATATGATGCCATGGGCTACCGAATATCAATTTACTGAATTAAAAGATTGGAATGAAATATCAATCATACTAAAAAGATGTGGTGAGAAAGCAACAAAGTATGGACAAAGGTTATCATTTCATCCAGGACCGTTTAATGTATTAGTATCACCAAAAGAAAGTGTTGTACTTAATACTATTAACGATTTAGAAGTACATGGTAGACTTATGGATGCTATGGGATTATCACAAACACCCTACAATAAGATTAATATTCATTGTAATGGTGTTTATGGGGATAAACAAAGTGCAATGGATAGATTCATAGCTAATTTCGGAAGACTCTCTAAATCGGTGCAAACTAGGCTTACAATAGAGAATGATGATAAGGCAAGTATGTATTCAGTTAAAGATTTGATGTATATTCACCAAAAGATAGGTATTCCTATTGTATTTGATTATCATCACCACAAATTTTGTACAGGTGATTTAACCGAACAACAAGCATTGGAATTAGCCATAAGTACATGGCCAATTGGTATTACACCTGCTGTTCATTACTCCGAATCTGCTGTTGGTAAAAAACCACAAGCACATTCCGATTATATTTTTGAAACAATTAATACTTATGGTAATACCGTAGATATAATGGTAGAAGCTAAAGCAAAAGATTTAACAATTTTAAAATATAAACAAGAAAATTATGGCATACTCAGAAAAAGTGCTTAATCATTACACAAATCCTAAAAATGTAGGTACATTAGATAAATCAAAACAAAATGTAGGTACTGGTTTAGTAGGTGCACCCGAATGTGGTGATGTGATGAGATTACAAATAGAAGTAAACGATAATATCATAACCGATGCAAAATTCAAAACATTTGGTTGTGGGTCTGCAATTGCAGCATCCTCATTAGCAACAGAATGGTTGAAAGGTATGACGTTGGATGAAGCAGTTAAATTGGATAATATGGAATTAGTAGAGGAATTAAACCTACCTCCTGTTAAAATACATTGTTCAGTATTAGCAGAAGATGCTATTAAATCCGCAATAAACGATTATAGACAAAAGCAAGGATTAGAACAATTAATCTTTGAAGAATCGCATATATAAAAAGTAAAAAGTAAATTATGAGTTTTATAATTGGTAAGAGTTGTGTTGATTGTATGGATACTGCGTGTGCTAGTGCATGCCCGGTAGATTGTATTCACGGACCTATTGATGTAGAAGGTTCAGGTGGTGAAATTGAAAGAGATGGTAGAGCAGCATTTCCCGGTGGGCAAATGTATATCAATCCCGATAGTTGTATCAATTGTGGTGCTTGTGTTCCTGAATGTCCTGTTAGTGCCATTTACGAAGATGAAGATATTGCAATTAAAGCTGGTGATGAAATATCGGTACATAAGAACTACGAATTCTTTGGATTAAAATATAATTAATGAAAAAATTTACATTTGGTTATATAGAACATAATTCTATTGTATTAGAAAGATATTTGAAAAAAAGTTTACAAGGTATTCATCCTGATTTATATGATATAATAACAACGGATGATACAAACGTACCCTCTGTTAATTATAATACAATTTTGGAACAATGTAAGACAGACTATCTTATATTAACACATGAAGATGTTAGTTTCCCATCTGATTTATTAGAATGTATAGAAAATACAATAAAATTAGTACCTGATTTTGGTGTATTAGGTATGGTTGGTGTTGATACAAATAAAACATACAAATGGTCTAATAAAAATGAAATATATGAAGTTGATACATTAGATTGTTGCTTTATTGTATTAAAAACAAATACGGGTGTAAAATTTGATGAAATTAATTTTAATGAATATCACTTATATGTTGAAGATATATGTGCACAAATGAATAGAGTACATAATAAAAAAAATTATACAATATTAATTGATTCATCCGAAATCTCAGATAATAATTATGTAGATACCTATATACCAACTAAATTGTCGCATCATAGTGCAACCCTAAGTAAAAGGGGGGTTGAATGGGGTAATTACCTTTTGTATAAAGATATTTTGATTAAAAAATGGGGCAATATTAAAACAACTTAATAAAATAATATATATTTATAGGAAATCAATCTGGTCCAATGGCTTGGGCTACATCAATGAATGTACCAAGAGGAATAGAATTATTGGCAACTAGTGACAACATACATTATATAAAAGATAAAGAATATTATTTAAACACATTTAATTATTTTCAAGGAGATGCAGACTAAACAAGAATTAGAAAATTGGTATTTAACTGAAGACCCGTGGCAGTATAAAACTACTGATGATGATTTATATAGAAAAAATAAAATACTTTCTATATTAGATAACTATGAAACCGCATTGGATATAGGATGTGGTGAGGGATTCGTGACAACTGATTTACCCGCAACAAAAATATTTGGTATAGAGTTATCTGATAATGCATCTTTAAGATTACCATCGAATGTAAATAGATTAAATGAACCAAGTGGTAAATATGAATTAGTAATAACAACTGGAACATTATATCAACAATACAATCATCAGCAAATTACTAATTGGATTAAACAATCTGCATCACATCATATATTAGTTGGAGGTATTAAAGATTGGATGATATGGTCAGACTTTGGTAAAATAATAAAAGAAATAGAATTTCAATATAGAGAATACACTCAAACAATAAGATTATATGAAATATAAAGGATTAACTCTACTACATAACATTGGAACGTCTAACCATTCCAATTATCACACACTTGAAACGGTAAAAAATTCAACACAACCATTGGGGTTTGATGGTATTTACTACAATGTATATGAAAATCAAAAAATACTTGAAGGTAAAACTGGCATTTTCTTTGTAATGGGTAATTATGTTGGAAAAGATAATACATTTGATTTACCAAATGTACCAAAATTAGAAAAATATTGTACTTGGGAAGAAGTTGAAGAAATGTGTGATAAATATGATTTTGAAATGGGGTGGCATACATATTCACATCCTGATTTAACTACACTAACTAAAGCAGAAATACTTAAAGAAATAACACCTCCCACACCAATGAAATATTTTGCATATCCATACGGTAAGTTTAATGATTTAGTGGTAGAATGTGTAAAAGAAGTTGGATTTGAATATGCTTGGAGTGTAACTCAAGGATGTACAAATGAAGCTGACACAGATTATAAATTTAAAATATTTAGAAACTACCTATGATACATGCCATCAAAGAATTAAAAAAAGAATATGAGACAAAAGGTATAATTGTAATACCATCCGTATTTACATCGGAAGAATGTGATGAGATAAAAAGACAAGCATATTCAATAAAAGATAGTGAAATAAAAGTAGCAGGGTATCCACATTCACCTTCTGAAACTGCTTACAATAAAAGGTCTCTTATATTTTTCCCAGCATTAGCTAACGAATACATCAATGATATCAGAACAGATAAAAGAATGGTTGAGTTAGTGAAAGAATTTATCGGAGATGATGTTAGACAAATAAATAACCAAATATACTTTAGAGAAAGTGGTGATGAAGACCAATTTGCTTGGCATCAAGATATAATG